ATAAGCACAGAGCCGGAGGAGGCTATGTAGTGGGTGAGCAAGGACCAGAGGTCTTTATGCCCGAAACTCCAGGAAACATTATTCCGTCAGGACAAGGCATGGGCGAAACAACAAACGTCAACTTCTCTATCAATGCAGTAGATGCAAGTGGTGTAGAAGATTTACTACTTAATCAAAGAGGAAACCTCATAGGCATGATGAGAGAAGCAGCAAACTCATACGGTCAAGACTTTATGGAAGGTATAGACACTGCAGTATATACCCCTTCTACAGCAGGAGCTACTAAATACTAATGGCATATACAGACGTATTACCCGACCCCAATAACTTAATAACAGACTCTGGTAAAGCTAGCGGGACTGGAGGAGAAGGCTTTGCTTCGGTAGCGCTTTCTTCTAAGTCTCCTACTATGTTTACACAAACTAACTCAGGAAGAATTACTTCTCGTCAAAAGGCGCAACAGAGTTGGTCTATTGATATAGGATACAATCCTATGACTCGTGAACAATTTGAGCCTGTATATAACTTTATACTTCAAAGAGGTAGAATGTCGCCTTTTAAAGTATCTTTACCTCAGAATAGAATACCTCAAGATGCTACTTTTGCAGCGTATGTAGATGGGCCGGTTAATTTGTTTCCTACTACTAATACAGCAGGAGGGGTTACTTCGTTGCTGCTAGCAAATGATAGCGGAGATACTGGTACAGACTACGTAGTGGCAACTCATAAAACACCAAAGCCCGGCGATTTATTCAATATCTCAGACTCGAACCATAACAAAACATACCAAGTTACCAGAGTAGAAACTAATACTGACTACACAGGCGCACAGCCTACTACGAATCAAATTCGTATACAGTTTACTCCGGGTCTGTCAAAAGCTGTAACACATGCAGCGTCTGGTGTAATATTTCATAATCCGCTAATCAGAGTGTTATTAAAATCTGATGTACAACAATATTCTCTTAATGTAGACGGGCTATACTCGTTTTCATTAAAGCTACAGGAAGCATTATAATATGGCACATAGAACCCTACACGCAGATCTCGAAGCATCTTTACTAGCGAATGATGCTTTTGCATATGCACACCTAGTAAAATTCGAAAAACCTATTGATACGGAAACAGGCTATCCCGTTAAAACAGCTAAAGACTACGCCTATATAAGTGATGGCTCTCATGATGTGTCCTTTGATGATGGAAGCAAAGATATCAATGGAAACGCTAACGGCTCACAAGTTTATATTGCGAACAGGTTGAAGAAAGTAGGCAGTGTTACAGAAACAATACAAGCTCGCGCAAGTAATATAAATTTAGAAATAGATGCCATAGCTCTAAATACTACTTTTACGTCAGTATCTACATTTACTTCCACCACTTTCACTGCGGGGTCTAGTATAGTAGATGCGGGTTTTGCTGAAGGCGACACAATACTTTTAACTTCATCAAACTCAAACAACACTGCTAAGATACGTATCGACTCTTTTTCTAATGAGAATAAAACTGCCTCGTATACTCCTATCAACCGAACAAGTTTATCTACTGGATCTGCTAACTATACGTTTAGTTTTGCGTCCGACGAAGTGCAAGCAATTCTTCAAGACACTGGAGGAACCGGCTACGCAGGGTACATAAACCGAGAGGTCTTTATATATAAAGCGCATATTAACCCTGACACAGGTGTTATTATTGGAGCACCTTACTTACTTTTTAAAGGGATTATAGCCTCCGCGAAACTAAGCGAAGATGTTACAAAAGACTCTAAGATTTCTTGGAGTCTTACTAGTCACTGGGGAGACTTTGTTCGTGTAAACGGTCGTCTTACTTCTGACCCAGAGCACAGAGCTTTAAACGGAGAAGGGGTATCTGACTCTTTAGCACTTATACGTCCCGAATACGGCAGCGATCTAGGGTTTATGCACTCTGAACAAGCACTTAATCTTGTTGCCAATTATAATGTTACGGTAACAAAGACTAAGTTGAAAATGAAGAGAAATTGGCTTGGAATGAAATCCTATAAGCAGGTCGAGTATCAGGAAGAGGAAGAGCGCGAAGTAGATTTACGCTTTAATCTGGATGCAAAAAGACTTCCTGTAGTTTACGGTGTTCAAAGAATCCAAAGCTTTCCTGTGTTTGTTGATACAAAGAATGATGACTCTAAGCAAGTATATGTAGCTTATGCAATGTGTGAAGGCGAGATCGGAGGTCTTTACGACATATATATAGATGACCAGTCTTCGATATGTATTGACAAAAACGACTTAACTACACGAAGTGGAGATGCTACTAACTCAGAAGTTATATGTACCGGACGTATGGATAGAGGAGACACTTTAACAGCACAAAACGTTTCTTCTGGCACAGCAGTATCTTATAATCCTATGACAGGAACTTTTGGATCGGGCTGGGAAGGTTACAATGGTACTGATGGCGCTTACGGCATATATCTTCGTAACCGCACACCTATTGCTGATACTTCAGTATCAGGCGGGGCCTCTACTCAAGGTGCCGGAATATACCATGAAAAAGGAACAAAACTAGACTCTCCTTTGCCTATGAAGCTTACTATGCACACAGGTAAACCTTTTCAAAAATCAGATGATACTTTATCTGCCATTGCTGCAGCAGGTAACTTTAAAGTACAAACAGACTATTTTACAGGTACTGGAGATTACTGGGGACCTAACCATCAACTATTAGATACGGCTTATGTTACCGCACACTACACAATAGGAGAAGGCGATACAACTATTCCCGACTTAGAGTTTGTTGTAAGAGGAAAGGTTATAGATTGTTACGATTACGATGATTCTTTTGTACAAGATTCTTTTTATTCTGGCTCTGATGCGGCTATTACCGCTTTTAATATAGGCGATATTGTAACTATAAAAAACACTAGTAATGCTACTCTAGGCACTTCTACTATTGCCGATATATCTACTTATAAAGATACAAATAATAACGATGTTCATAGAGTTAGATTCCAAGACTTAGACAGAACTGATAGTAGTAATGTTGTGCACACTGCTTTTTATATGTTAAACGATAGTAATCAAAAGTATAGTTTTGCTACACATGATAATGTTTATGTTGATAGCTCTGTACCTGCAACTCTTACCGCTGTTACTGCATTCTCCGATAACTCAGGAGGTAGTAGTATAGACGCCACATTTACCTCTCCAAGCACTGCACTTCAAGAAGCTGTAAGTATATCTGACTTTGTAACAATAGTTGATAATGCTGATTTAGCAGGCTCTGTAGCTGCTATTATTGATACTATGGGAAGTACTTTTGAGTTTACTAACTCTTCTGGAGTGCTTAGAGACATAGGCGGTGCTACTGGTGCCTCCTCGCTTGCATCAACTGCTAAAGTAATTATTAAAGATTGTATACAACTCTCAAGCTCTTCTAGCAGTACGGATGATGCTTATAATGGCATGATTGTAGAAGTTACTCGAAATTATAATGATAACTCTACGCACGTTCAAAAACATACAATTGTTGACTATGATGGAGGTACTCGAGTTGCCAAAGTTGATAAACCTTTTGATAATATCGCAGTCCCTCAAGCAGGCGATACTTTTAGAATTCTAAATAAAGGAGACAAAAGAGTTTCTTTAAACCCTACTATACAGTTGGTAGATTACTTGACTTCAGAAAGATATGGCAGAGGTCTTAATGTTCTAGAAGACCTAGATCAAGACTCTTTTAAACAAGCAGCTCGTGATTGTGATACTCGATCAGACGTAACAATGCTGCTTGCAAATACGTCTGTTGCTTTAAATGCAGTGTACAAATTATTAGACACAAACAGCAAGTTAAGGTTCCAAGGAAAAGTAAAAACTATTACGGCTGTAACTGTTGGAGGAACTACCTATGACGAAGTTACCTTTACAGATGTTATAGGTAAAGTTGCCAAGAAATGGACTGACTATGCTGTGTATGAAGATGCGGAATATGTGTGGCATAACGATAAAATTTACGAAAAGAGTGGAGCTGGGTCACTAGGCACAGCACCTTCTGGAAACAGCTCTAGTGTTAATCCGCTCACAAAAATCTCGGGAACGGGGCCTAGTACTATAGCTATAAATGTTTCTTTAAGTACTTTTGAAGGAAACCCTATAGTTAAAAAATATAACTCTAATACTACAAGCTTTGGAACAGGATACTCTTTGTATGATGCTGATAATGTAAAATATTGGAGATACTTAGGGTGGGATTCTCCTAGCCAAAGTCAAGTGACTAGGCATCAAACCAATGCTATTGTTAACACAACTAGTTCTGTATTTGAAAATATTAATGCTATGCTTGCACATTTTAATGGTATGCTTCGATACGTTAATGGAAAGTACGAAATTGTAGTAAAGACAGCAACTGATACCTTTGGTACTGCTCAAAGTATCGGAGACGATGATATAATTGGAGCTATCAATGTTGAGGATGCAGGACAAAAAGGTACTTTTAATAGTGTTTCTGTTTCTATTCCCGACCCTCAAAACAGATACAACGGTCGCAGTGTAAACTTTATTAACTCTACCTATATAAAGCAAGATCGAAATGTTCCAAAGAAAGGAAACCTAAAAACTCCTTACATTACTAACTACTTTAACGCAAGAATAAATGCAAAACAGTATCTTGAAGAATCCCGCAAGAACTTAAAAATAGCGTTTAAAATGGAGCCTAAAGGTTTATTGCTAACAGCAGGTAGTTTAATAAAAGTAACAAACACTAGATTTAACTGGTCAGATAAACTCTTTAGACTTAGTAACTTAACTTTTACAGAAGACTGTCTTGTTAATGTAACTGCCGAAGAACACAGTGAAGAAGCTTTCTTAATCTCTACGATTGACGGAGGGTCTGTAACAGGTTCAGACGGTGGAGCTCCGGCAATTGTAACAATAGCTCCTCATACCAATCTTTCCATACCTGCTAATAGTTTGAAAGGGGGTGCAAGACTTACGTGGACTAACTCAGCTAAATTTAATTCCGCTACTCATACTACGGAGATATGGAGGTCTAGTTCTAATGATGTTTCAACCGCAAGTATTGTAGGTCTAAGCAAATCTGGATTAAAAAGTGCCACAGGAGAATTTACAGATGCCGTTGTTACAGGAGGGGCCACCTTTTTTTACTGGGTTCGTTACTCGGTTGTTAATTCTACTACTGTTATTAAAGAATTAAACTCCGTATATGTAGGGTCTGTTTCAGCTACGACCACGGACATTGTTAACGGGGTGGATGGAGATCAAGGAGTTAATACAGCTGCGGTCTACGCATACAAAAGAGCTAGCAGCGCCTTAGCGTCTTCCAACAAACCTAGTACTACTCGTACTTGGACTTTTGCTACAGGTACTTTTAACAACACAGATTTAGGAAACGGGTGGACCTCTACAGTGCCTTCAGGTACTGATGATGTATATGTTTGCGTAGCAGTATCAGCGGCTGAGGCAGATACTGATAGTGTTGCTGCGTCTGATTGGAGCGCACCTCAACTATTTGCATCCAATGGTGCTGATGCTGTTAATAGTGCTCCTGTCTTTGCTTATAAGAGATCTGCAAGTGCAGTAAATAATAAACCTAGTACTACTCGTACTTGGACATTTTCAACAGCAGCATTTAATAACATAAATTTAGGAAATGGATTTACTTCAACAGTACCTTCTGGTACTGATGACATTTATATATGTACCGCAGTAGCTTCCAGTGTTAACTCTACTGATAATGTTGCTGCAGCTGATTGGAGTGCTGCCGAACTTTTTGCCTCTAACGGAGACGATGGAGATGATGGAGCTGCTGGAATTGATGGTCTTACAGTAGTTTTATCTAATGAAAATCACTCTCTCTTAACTACGGCAGGCGGTACTGTTACATATACTGGCTCTGGCACTACTATACGACTATACGAAGGTACCACCGAGCTTATATATGACGGAGTAGGTACTGCAAGCTCTAGGTGGAAAGTGACGACAACAGGAGTTTCTGTGACTGCAGGAAGTGTTGCCGACAGTGGAGACTTTGCAACAGTAGGAAACCACAGCTCTATGACCGCTAACGTAGCTTCTGTTACTTATAACATCACGGGTAAAAGAGCAAATGGAACTGCTTTTAGTTTTTCAAAAATACAATCTTTAACTAAAACTATAACAGGCGCTAATGGCGCTGCTGGCTCTGATGGAGACGATGGAGGCTCGGGTATTAATACCGCAGTTGTTTATGCGTATCAAAGATCTACTAGTAACCCTGGCAACAAACCTAGTACTACTCGTACTTGGACTTTTGCTGCAGGTACTTTTAATAGTTCAAGTTTAGGAAATAGTTGGACTTCTACTATTCCTACAGGCAGTGCTGATTTATACTTTTGCGCCGCAGTTGCAAATGGCACAGGCGCTACTGATACTGTTGAGGCAGGAGACTGGACGGCCGCGCAATTATTCTCTTCTAATGGAGATAACGGTACTAACGGTACTAACGGTAGTAACGGTACTAACGGTAGTAACGGTAGTAATGGAGATGATGGTGCTAATGGAATAAACACTGCTCCTGTCTTTGCTTATAAGAGATCTACTAGTAACCCTGGCAATAAGCCTAGTACTACTCGTACTTATACTTTCTCAACGGGTGTATTTAATAGTTCAAGTCTAGGAAATAGTTGGACTTCTACTATTCCGGGTGGTACTACTGACCTATACATTTGTACTGCAATCGCATCCTCTACGGGTAGCACAGATACGGTAGCGGCTGGTGACTGGAGCTCTGCTCAACTATTTGCGGCTAGCGGAGAAGATGGAGATACTGGGCCGAGCGGTTTCTTATTCTTTTTATCCGGAGACTCTAGTACTGATACTGCACATATTAATGTGAGCGGTCCCGCAGCAGGACAGATAGCAATTGTAGAGAATACTAGTGGTGTACAGGCCGGGTACCGATATAGTGGCTCAGCGTGGGTATCCAAGGACTTAATCAATACAGGTGTAATCGTGGCCGACGCTATTCAGTCTGAGCAGCTACATATTTCTGCGTCCTCTGGTAATGACCGAATTTTTATGGATGGAACAAATAACGTAATTAAAATATATGCAGGAGGTAATCTGCGTGTTAAAATAGGAAATCTTGCTTAGTACCATGAAAAAAATAATTCTTGACATAATAACCCAAGTTAGCTATAATTCTGTAATGGAGGAAATCAAATGAGTGCTGCCCGATACAACCTAGTTATTGACCAAGGTTCCGACTTTGCCCTTAGCTTTACAATTAAAGAAGACGATACAGTTAAAAATTTAACAGGCTATACTGCGCGCGCTCAGCTCAGAGCTTCCAAGAATAGTGCTAGTATAGCTGCTACCTTTACGTGTGCCATTGCTCAACCTACTGCTGGAATAATTATAATGTCTTTACCTAATAATACCAGTTCAAATCTTACTGCGGGTACTTTTTTCTATGACTTAGAAATTTTTACTGCTAATAATGCTATTGTAACAAGATTACTGCAAGGGTCGGTAACACTGACACAGGAGGTTACAAGATAATGGCTATTTCTATAACAGTAGGAGACAGCTCAAGAGGTATAGTTGTAGAGTCTCAAACGGTAGCTATTGGAAACACTTCTGCAGCAGGACTGGGAATTACCTCAGTTACGGGCCTATCAGCCGTTAACGTACAACAAGCACTAGAAGAGCTAGCAGGAAATAATTTTAGGCAAGATGCCGTGCCTACAGGTTCACAAGTCTCAGAAGGAGACACATGGTATGATAAAGACGACAATCAATTTAAAATATATCGCGAAACAAGCAGTGGCGTATTTCAGTGGGTTCCTATAATAGTAGGACAATCCGCAGGAGATTCCGACACACTTGACGCAGGGTCCTATTAGGATTTGGAGTAGCCAATGGCACAAACTATTAAAATTAAAAGAAGTACCGGAACAGGAAAACCAAGCAGCGTTGCTCAAGGCGAGTTATTCTTTGCCTATGGTACAGGCGGTACTTATGGTAAGAAATTAGCCATTGGAGCACAAACCGGCGGTGGAGACACTCCCGAAATTATTGGTGGTTCTTACTACACTGCTATAATTGATGCTGCAACTAATTCTAATACTGCAAGCAAGCTCGTTCTGCGAGACGGCTCAGGTAACTTTAGTGCAGGAACAATTACTGCAAATTTGACAGGTAACGTTAGTGGAAGCGCTGGAACTGTTACAAGTATTTCTGCACATGATACTGATGATCTAAGTGAAGGATCTAGTAACGTATACTTTACAGATGCACGAGTATCGACTAGAGCAGATACGATACTAAACCACTCTAATCATGGTAATATTTCTGTATCTAAGGTCGGAGCTGAATTACGCTTTTCAGCAGCTGCACAGTATGGCGATAGTGACGTACAATCATACGTATCTGGAGGCACAGGAGTAACTCTTAGTGGTTCTGGTGCGTTTAGTATTGGACAGGCTGTTGCAACCAATAGCAACGTTACTTTTGGTACCATTGGTTGTGGTAATATTACTACTTCAGGGTACATACGTGGACCTTCCACCATGACAATTGATCCTGCAACACACGGTGATGATACAGGAACACTAGTCATTGCAGGTAACTTAACAGTTCAAGGTGCTACAACTACCGTAAACTCTAATACAGTCGCTATAGGCGATAGTATTATGACATTAAACAGTGATGAGACGGGCACACCCTCTGCAAATGCAGGTCTTGAAGTAGAAAGAGGAAATGCAACAAATGTGTCTCTTCTTTGGAACGAGACAAATGATAACTGGACAGTCAGCGATGGAAGTGCTACTTCAGTATTACTAACAGCGGCTAATTTTGCAGCGACCTTTACAGGTGTTCTTGACGGTGGCACTTACTCATAATTCATATAAATCCCTAGCGTATATACGCAAGTACTAGGAGAGCCAGATGGCACAAACTATTAAATTAAAACGCTCTGCGGCAACGGGCAACGCGCCCACAGCTTCCCAAATTGCTTTGGGAGAGCTTGCTATAAATACCACAGACGGTAGAGTGTACATGAAAAAGGGTGATGATAGTATTCTCACCCTTAACCCTCATGCTTTATCTGAAATTACAAATGATATGTGGGAAGTCACTACCACAACTCCTACTAACGGCAACGGTAAGCCTGCAGGATATGTTTGGTATATAGTCTAATATGACTATTAAAGTTTATCACTCCGGAAGTCTTGTTGAGCCTTCCCAGATTGTTGTTAAAGGCAATTCGGGGACTCTCAGAGGGGTTAACTTTGTCCTAGGAAAAGGTGCGAATACTTTTCATACCGTATGGGAAGGCATATATACAACAGATAGAAGTACTACGACTACTTTTAATACTGTAACAGCGTTTGAAACTACTTTTAATACTTCTGTAACTACGGGTATGAATACTACTACTACGTTTAATACTACTTTTGATACTTTAACGGCGACCTCCGTTAGTACCACGACTACGTTTACTACTACTTTTGAGACAACTTTATCTACTAGTAAGGCTACCAGTACTACTTTTAATACTACTTTTGAAACTACAAAAGGAACAACAGTATCTACAACTACTGCTTACTTAACAGTATACGAAACTACTAGAGCTAGTGGCACTATATATGAAACGAGTAGGAGTACAAGTAAGAGCACTACAACTACCTTTGATACTGTATTTGACACAAGCCTACTAACAAGCAGAGCCACAACGTCAGTCTTTAATACTAGCAGGGATACGAGTACTTCAAGAGGTACGACTACAACTTTTAATACTACTAGGGCTACTTCTACAAGTAGGTCTACTACGTTTGACACTAATTTCCAGACTACTAATATTACTACTGTAGCAACACTAACGTCTCGTGCAACAGGTACTAGCAGAGGCACAGATACCGTATTCAATACAACTAGAGCAACTGCAACGAGCAGTATAACTACTAGAGGTACTACCACCACTTTCGCTACTACGTTGTCTACAACAACAGCGTACAATACTACATTCAGTACAGATAGTGTATTTGCTACTGAAGTCTCTACTACTACTTCTTACAATACTGACAGAGCTACTTCTATTTTAACGGATGTAGGTACAAGTACAGTATTTGCAACAAGTACTACCGTAGGAACTACAACTACCTTTACTACTAATACTGTATTTAATACTAGCTTGTCTACTAACACTGTTTATACTTCTACTTTCAATACTAGTTTACTTACAAGTAGAGGTACGACTACAACTTTTACTACAACTACTACCTTAAATACTACTACAGGCTTTGGCACAACAACTACGTTTACTACTACCAGAGCAACAAGTACTACTTTTAGCACTGTTTTTGCAACAGGCAGAATTACAAGCAAAGCTACAACTTCTGTATTTAATACTAATACAAGCAAAAGTACTACTACGAACTATAACACAACTTCTGTATTTAATACTAGCTTAGCTACCAACACTGTTTATACTTCTAGTTTTAATACTGCTTTGCTTACTAGCAGAGGCACCGCTACTAGTAGAAATACTACAACTTCTTACAACACTAATACTGTATTTAATACTACGACTGCGTTTAATACTAGTCTATCTACTAATACAGTTTATACGAGTTCCTTCAACACTAACAGAGGTACAGCTACTAGTAGAAATACTACTACAGCGTATACTACTTCATCTGTGTTTAACACATCTAGAGCTACTGCAGAGAGTAGAGGAACTACTACTAGTAGAAATACTACTACTACGTTTGGAACTACTACAGCGTATACTACTGGCACTACCTTTGTTACCTCAAAGGGTACTACTACTACGTTTGGAACTACTACAGCGTATACTACTGCCACTACTTTTGGTACCTCAAAGTCTACTACTACTACGTTTGGAACTACTACAGCGTATACTACTGCCACTACCTTTGGTACCTCAAAGAATACTAGTACTACCTTTGGTACCTCAAGGGCTACTAGTACTACGTTTGTTACCTCAAAGGCTACTAGCACTACGTTTGTGACTTCTTTCAATACTGCGAGAACAACCACTTTTGTTACCTCAAAGAATACTGCGAGAACGACTACTTTTGGTACTGTAGTAGGAACACTTACTACGTTTGGCACCTCAAAGAATACTTCAAGAACGACTACATTTGGTACCGCAAAACCAACTACCTTTGTCACGTCAAAGAATACTTCAAGAACGACCACTTTTAATACAACAGGTGCAGGATCTTATGGTGCTGCACAATACAGTCTAACCGCTCCTACATATTATGTGGGTAGTAGTAATTTCAATGCTACCAACTATTATATCTGGAACGGCACCACTGTTGGCACTACTACCAGTGGTGGAGGGTCTAATCCTACTGGTACTCTCACTGCAGGAGGCTATGTATACGAAGATGCAGGGGCAGTCACTGCGTCCACTGTGGGTAAGGGTATGGTAGCATACTATTCAAGGATTAAAAGAAGACTAGTTAGTGCGACTTTTTCTACTTCGAGAACAACTACGTTTGGTACGTCTTTCAACACTTCGAGAAATACTACTAAGAATACTGCGAGAACGACTACGTTTGTGACTTCTTTCAACACTTCGAGAAATACTACTACTACTAAGAATACTGCGAGAACGACTACGTTTGTGACTTCTTTCAACACTGCGAGAACGACTACGTTTGTTACCTCAAAGAATACTGCGAGAAGTACAACTACTTCTTTTAACACTGCGAGAAATACTACAACTTCTTTCAATACTGCGAAAAATACAACTACTTCTTTCAACACTGCTCGTAATACTGCAGAGAGCAGAACAACTGCTACTAGCCGAGGTACAACTACTTCTTTCAATACTGCTCGTAATACTGCAGAGAGTAGAACAACTGCTACTAGCCGAGGTACAACTACTTCTTTCAATACTGCTCGTAATACTGCAGAGAGTAGAACTACACAAACCTCTAGAGCTAGCGGCACTGTATTTACTACTACTACAGCATATACTACTTCATCTGTGTTTAACACATCTAGAGCTACTGCAGAGAGTAGAGGGACGAGTACTACGTTTGGCACTACTACCACTTTTGTCACAGGTATTGTAACAAATAGAAACACCACAACAACTTTTGTAACTTCAAAAGCTACGGCTACTTTACGGGCCACGGGAACAAGCAAATCTACTAGTACTACGTTTGGTACTACTACTACTTTTACCACAACTTTTACAACAAGTATAGGAACAAACAGAAGTACTACAACTGTATATACAACTACCAGAGCAACAGGGACTAGTCGCGCAACTACTACAGTATACGCTACTGCTACTTCTGTGGCAACAACAACAACATATACTACAACTTTTGATACGAGTTTAGCTACTTCAAAAAATACAACTACTACGTTTAATACGGGATTAACTACGGCTACTAGTAGAAGTACTGTTAGTGCATTCTTAACAAATACAACAAGAAGTAGTACTACACAGTTTACGACAACTTTTAACACAGGTATTGTAACAAATAGAGGTACTACAACTACGTATGCCACTACTCTTGGTACGTTAACTACTAGAGCCACAACCTCTACTTTTAACACTAACACTAGTAGAACTACTGCATCTACCTATACTACTACCTTTACTACTACGTTTGGTACGTCTAAAGCTACAACTTCTGTTTTCGACACGAGCTTAGCTGTTTCTACTGCCAGAGGCACTAGCAAAAGTACAACTACCACTTTTAATACTAGTGCTGCTACTACTACTACGTATACAACTACGTTTAATACTACCACTACGTTTAATACAACTCGGGCAACTACTACTAGTTTTAATACCACTACAGCTTTTAATACTACAACTACGTATACGACGGCATATGACACGGCTTTAGGAACCTCTAGAACTACTACGTTTAACACTACCACCACGTTTAACACTACGTTAGGTACAACAACAACGTTTAATACTTCTACAGTATTCAATACAACAATTAGTACTTCTACGCAGTTTACGACAACTTTCGGTACAGCGTTAAGTACTTCTGTGGCAACGACTACTTCTTATAATACAGTATTTAATACTAATAGGAATACTACTACTGCCTTTGAGACTAGTTTAGGCACTAGCAAGTCTACTGTTAGTTCTTTCGATACTACTTTTGACACCACTGGATCTACTAGTCTTTCTACTACGACTACCTATAATACAGGTTTTGACACTAATAATACAACTACTCGTACGACTACTACGGCTTTTAATACTGCATTCGCAACAAGCTTAGGTACATCGGCAAGTACTGCTACTGGGGTAACGACAGTTTTTGAAACGTTACGCACAACAAATCTATCAACTTCTACGTCTAACTCTACAAGCACAGTTGTGTTCGAGAGAGGGACAGCAACAGGCCAAACTACAGAAGTTGCATCAGGTTCTGACTACAACACATCATACTGGGACGGTTCACAATGGACGGAATAAATTTTGAAAAAGAGTTAAAAGGTATGTCTAACAGGCTAGAGACTACTATAGAAATAATTATGGAGCACTTCAGAGAGACAGAGGAACGTATTGAAGAGCTGGAAGACAAGTTAGAGGAGCTTACAAATGGCATTAGAAAGACTGGCTGAGAATGACGTTTTAGGTAATCCGGCCGCACACTTTTTTAAGTCGGGAAACATAGTCAGGGGTAATGAAAACGATACTCTTGCAAAAATGAAGGATCTTCTTCCAAGTAACGGTCCAAACGGCACACGCGTAGAGTATGATGTTTGGTATGATTTGGGAGATAAAGATAAAGTTCATGGATATTTATACACAGATGCTATGGCAAAGTTTATATACGTTAGAGCGGCAGGGGCTTATCATACTCATCAAATTATGCAAAAAGCGTCACAAGCGCCTATAACCGAAGAAGGGGAAAGAATATTTCAAGATCTAGCGATCAATAGCGTAGACAAGTACAAACTTCGTAAAGCTAGATGTGAACATGATTTTGTTATTTTTTTACCGGGCACCAATATTATTAAAGAAGCACTGGACTGGGATAAGATGGAAAATGCTATAAAACAAGGGGCAAAACTAAAGTGCCACCCTATAACAGCTCCTGGTTTAGTCGCTAACTTAAAGCACCGGTACGGAGCAGAAAATATATTAGATAAAAAGTTGTCCGGACACGAGCTTATGACAAGTGCTAGTATAGTAGGATGTTGTGAAAACTCCGAAATGGGCATAGTAGCACTTGCTCAAGGTAAAAAAACTTATTTATTTGGTCATGGACATAAGCATTTAACTTATAGTGCACTTTATAATACAATATGGAAGGGAGGTAAACCTGATGTTAATAAGCTAAAGTCTATTCTGTCATGTAAGTATTCAGGGCTAATACCCGCAGCATCTAGTAACCCTCAAGAGTACGTGGATGCTTTTTTTGACTACTATAAGGAGATGACTCATGTCAAGCCTAGAAATAATAATTCTTGAGTGTAATGATCTAACCGCTTTAACTGTAAACTCTATAAAAAAGAATATGCCTAGAGCCAAGTATAAAATTGTGCCAGCTAATAACAAGAGTAAAATTGGTACTGCTTTGGCTCACGCAAAAGGATTATCTTTAGTTGTTACAAGCGGTCTTGTTCTTGATATAAAGCATGGGGATCTTCCTCCAGAAGAAAAACTACGAAAGTATGCTTTAACGGTAAGTCGGGAAGGTGTTTATGTAGACCACCCTAAACACTCTACTTCTTATAGATTAGTAGATAGTCCTATAACAAAGGGATTTATAGACTTATGTATATTTATAATAAACCCTGATAAGTGGTTTGAGATACCTGATAAAGATTCAGGAGTATTGGCAGGTAAAAAACTTTTATACATGCCACGTTATATCAATCATAAATCTGACCCTATATTAAAAGATTGTATAGGTGGTTATGAAGCTTTTAAGTACGGAATGGCAGGAGAAACTGCCGCTGTTTATAACTACTTACCAAATCTACTATCAGGCAAAGCAACCCCTATAGAAACATTTGCGTACTGTTTCGACAAATTAGCAGAGTATACTAAAGGGTTGCCTGCTTACAGAGAAAAAGAAATACTTAATCTTGCACAAAAAACTAAAACAAGAGTAGGTAAGCTAAGGCCGCAATTGTTGGCTGCAAAGGGAGAATAAAAATGGAAGAATTAGAATATGAAGGAGATGAAAGTACTGTTGATATTGATAGTGAGGGTATTGCCGGCACACACGGCACTGCGGAGGAGCTGTAATGACAGTTAGACATAACATACCTTTTATATTACAAGGTACTTATAATGCGGATATTAGAGTAGCCTGCGCGCTCAATGTACCTGTGGGTAGCTATATAGGTAGAGATGCATTAACTGACGCTGTTCATTATAATGGAACTATAAACAATGAACACCCTACTTTAGCACATGTTATTAAATGTCGTTTTGGTATCTGTATTTCTAAAGGTGCTTATAAGATTGAACAAGAGTGGAACGCTGGAGACTATACTCTAGCCGAGGTAGAGGCTTATAGAGATTTACTTATGACAGGAGCGCCTTCTTATTTTAGTTGCGACCTTACCTTCGATACTCACAAAATAGCGTTTCTTTTTAGCGAGCAAAACATAGAATTATCTTCTTGGACTGAATGGAGGTTTGCTTGGATGTTGGATACTCCAGACTCAAAAATAACAATTACAAGTGAAGCAAATATGACCTGTTTCACTGTACTTAACGGGAATTTTGATAGCTATACTCATGCCTATAAAACTATAGAACCAGGAGCATCTTTAACAGTGAATAAAGCTGGAAATACTTATTGTTTTTTAACTTTTACAGGTAGAGTAACCAAAGACGGTACGGATCTTGATGCATGGAAAACATACAATCAAACTAGTGAGACTTTAAGTGTTACTAACAACACGTCAGCGCGTATACGCGTGCTAAAACACAGCAGATAAGGAGAAAATACAAATGTGGAACCCAATTAAAATATGGAAGCTAACAAAAGTTTTGTGGAGCAAAGGACAAACCGACCTCGATCTACCTAAAGACGAGTTAGAAACAGGAGATGTTATTAGAGAGTTGATAACGCAGATGGAATTGCCTTCTAACTTAAGGTTAATGCGTCATTATATGTCCTCTACTGCGGGTAGAGACATACTATGGGGCAGAGAAGACAAAGCTAAGAAGTATCAACTTGAGCAGGTATTACCTGTAATTACTAACGAAGAAACTATGAGTACCTACGCACCTAACACTGTAGGAGGCCACTATGGACATCTGATTAAACAATGGTCTTTTGAAGAGCTTTGGGCTAAGCGTTTTGATGATCATGTTAAAGGTAACTTTGGGGGAGACGACTGGAGGCTTGAAGTAAGAAAAAATGTAGCTAGACATGTCTTTTTGTGCCATGATTTTCAACATATACTATTTCGCTACGACACTACGTCTTTAGGCGAGATGGCTATACAAGTAGTCACATATGGTACAACTAAGCATTCAGGACCTAGATATGCATCTTGGGTACTGGCATTAAGAGGATGTTGGGATTATGAAAGCTGGGAGCCTATGCGAATAAGAAAAGAAGCTATGAAAATAGTAAAAAATGTAGACCCTGCACTGTGGACTATGAACCCTTTGGATATGATAGGTAAAGATGTAGAAGAAGCTCGTAAAGAGTACAATATAGGTTTTCCTACTCGTTTTGCATCTTTTGTAAAACTACATGAAAAAGATTTTAGAATGGATAATATCCACCCAGAGTACAACGATGTTAAATGGAAGGTTGCTAGAGTACTTACAGGCGCAAGGTTACAAACAAATGATATCTAAATGGGACTTTCCTTTGTGGAAAAGAATTACAGGAAAGGAGCCTTGGACGCTAAAATTTGTCCTAAAGTTTTTTGTATTAGGTTTAGCTTTTAAATTAATAGTTATAAATGGTGTAGGGATTTTATTCTTTGGAATGGAACCCCTACCCATCTTACGAGTTTTAGGTCTATAAAAAAGCCCCTGTTAAGGGGCTTTCTTACTTAGTCATTAGCAGATAAATACTTATCCATTTCCTCTTTCAGGGCACTGACATATCCAGCTTGCATCATATCTGCTCTCTGTATATCTTTCTCTAGCTCTTCTTTCTTACTCCTGCACACACTTACTTCACCTAAGATATGTCGTATTGTCTCTGGTAAATCTTCGTAGTAGTACGTTACATCATCAATAGTTACTTCTTGTTTTTCAAACTCTGGTTCATTACTCATTTTAGCTATCCTTATATGATCTCACAGGCTCCGCCAACACAGGCGAGTTCTTGAGATCCGGTTGTGTTATCTTCCATTTCAAACTGAGCTAAATCAGCCCAATTTACATTTTGTGGCATTGCTGCCAGTAATTCTTCGTACTTCTCAGCACTGATCTCTTCATAAGGAGCCTGTTGATATACATGGTCACTTGTAGGTAGCAAACTAATACCCGAACACATATCAAAATTATCCCAAATCCACTGCGCAACTTGTAGATACTCACTATCTGTATAGTATACAGTCACACTCGGTTTATGTTCACACCAATGATTCTGATATGTCTTCCATAAAGCCAGTTGTTCCATTGCTCCTACTTCCTTCACACAAGTACTAGACTCAGGTGCTTTTACAGGAAAGCTAAAGACTACCGAAGAAGGTGACATAACATCATTTTCTACGGGGAATCCTGCTTGTTCCATATAGAGTGCAAGAGGGTCTTTCTTATCGCTACGTACTCTCCGAATATAATGCTTAGAGAACCTAGGATGTATACCGGAAGCAGAGTCAACAAGCTGAGAAACAGTACCACTCGGCTTAACACAAGTAATAGCCACAGACTGATTAACGCCAAGTTTTGCAGCCCATTCTTTATTTGTTTCAATACTAACATCTCTCATCTCCTCTAACCATGTTGCTAACATAGGAGACTCGGCACCCATCTTGCCTCCTAGTATATCATGATCCATAATTCCAGTTAAGCTCACGCCTAACAATGCTTCTTCTTCAGTATTACGCTTCCAACGCACCCGTAGATACCTAAAGTCTGTCAATGTAGACTGCAAAGTACCAATAATGGTCGCTATTCTTACTTTTCTTTTCAATGAGTCTAAATCATCATCTGATCGTACAACTACTTCTGATAGGTTACAGAACTCATTGCTTCGTAGAATAATCTCAGAACAAGGGTTAGTACCGAACTCATGCGTAGCATCTCTACGACCATTTCTTGCCGCAATCTTCTGTGCCGCTACGCGACTAAAGAGACCCCGCTCACCTGCCTTAGATTCGTACAAGTTTTTCATCTCAGTAAGGTAGGCTTCGAAGTCAGGCTTCTCGGTATATGCTACTGAGTTATTTGCTAGACGACGTTGACCTTCATTCTCCCACCAAGCACCAGACTTAGCTTTTGACATACGTTGGTCAGAAAGATTTGAAAGACTAATGAGAGCAGAACGACGAACACCGCCAACTACTACAATATCAGCAATCTTACAACAAACATCATGACATTCTATACTTGTTAGTTTACGACCCGCTGCTTTTTGAAAGACTACACTACAAAAACGAAATAAGTCTTCTAAAGGTTCTGGGCCTGACGCTCTTCCACCAAAGGTTTTAAGCCTGGCACCTGCTGGACGTACTCGGCTCATATCCCACTCAGGTAATTTACCTGCATAAAGCATTGCAATCAACTCACGAAAGGCACTTGCCCATCCTAGTTTACTGTCACTTACTACAATAGTGGAGCTTGTTTTGTGGAATGATTCAGCTACTTCTGGTAGTTTAGTAATGAAATTACGTTCTACACTAAAGCCTACACCTGTTCCACACATTAGTACATACATAAGCTCGTCAAAAGCTCGTGGATGGTCAATATGTAAGTAACTACAGTTAAAGCCTGCTACGTTATCACGTTTGAGTGCTTCACCTGCTGTCATCATGCATCGCATAGAAGGCATAACCTCCATAGCTTGGATAGCGTCAAATAGTTCTTGACCTTCTTCGTCGTTTAACTGTTCTCTTTCCTTAAAGAAATTAACATAACGATGTACTGTCTCTTCCCATGTCTCTCGACGTCCCTCTACTTCTAGCCATCGTGCATATCTACTTTTATGTATAAAACTTTGATACTGATCCATTATACCATTCTCTCCTGAATATCGGACACATTGTCCTTTCCTATTGCATCATCGCAATATGTTACTAAATCCATCAACTCATAATTCTTTAGAAGTACGTCTGCATTTTGATTTAACTCTTGTATGTACTTGTATTTTCCCTCTAAGGGTATACAATCATAAATTGACATTGCATCGCCGTACTGTTCTATAAGCTGTTGTGCTCTTTTTGGCCCTATGCCGTTGATACCTGGAACATTATCTCCTTTATCTCCTGTTAAACATTTAAAAGAGATATACTCTTCTGGTTTAACTCCGTAATGTTCGCTCCAGTTGTCTATTGTTACTTCTTTTCGAGTAACATAAGAAAACCTACTTACACCTTTTTGAATCAGTAAGTCCCAGTCTCGGTCACTAGATAGTAACCAAATATTATCTAAATTGTACTCTTCCTTACGTTTTACTAAGTGGGCAGCAAGATCATCTGCCTCTACACCTTTGTAGCGAAGAACCTGATAGCTTTCTGATAACAGCTCTAGTGTTTCTTCATACTCTTCAAAAAAGTCAATAAATGCTTGTTTCTCTGCTTCTGTCTGTGTAGCATACTTATCTTTTCGATTCTGTTTGTATTCCGGTAAAATACCTTTTCTATAACTAGAGGAGCCCCAATCTGCGGTAATAATAATTGTACCACAATTGTATGAGCTTGCTAAGGATTTTACTGTTTCTACATATTGATCTCTAAAATCTGTCCTACCTTGATGCTTCCACCGAAAAGCTAAGTTTAGTGCATCTACTATTAGTACACCATCTTGGTTGCGTTCATTAAAATTAAAAGCCACCTATCCACTCCGTCTTTTCTGTTGCCAACCAAATATCTGCAAGTAGTACATAACAATTAAGAAAACGAATATAGAGATACTCTTCTGTGTTTTCTGGTTTATTCTCGGTTACTACAAACACTCTTGATCGATCATATTTAAAAAATAGCATAGGCTTTTGATCGCCCCCTGCCGCTTGTATTACTACTTTCTTCCACCAACGTATAAGATTATTAGTCTTAGGTTGTGTAAAGATTCTATCAGTCAGTGCCGAATCTTTATAATTTTTTACCTCTATGCAATAATGATTTCTCTGATTAGGGACATATAAGTCCCCTTTCAGATACTCAAGAGCGCCCGAGGCAGGCACTCTTTCAAATTTCAGTCCGGTCGCTTCCCTCAACGTGTCCCTCACTAGGTACTCGCCTCTCGCTCCCTTCGCTCTCGAATCTACCATCTTCATCCTCTTCTTCTATTTCTTCGGGATTAGTCCCTAATATTTCAGTGGGATGGTTATGTGATCTCCACCAACCCCTTTTTCTACCTGCGCCCATTGTTACTCCAATATACTTATGTTTCCGTCCTTGACTACTTCGATCTTTTCTAGCAAAGGGTGTGACCACCCGTGAGATACTAGGTAAGTATTCATGTCTTCTCTTAATAGAACTTCTACTATACGCTCTTTTCCGGCATCATCCAGAACACTAAGTACTTCATCTAAAAATAGCACATTGATTTTAGACTTAGATATACTACTCATTAGCCTACGAATAGCTATCAAAGTAGCAGTATTTACTCTTGCTAACTCGCCAGAAGAAAGGGCTAGAATATCTACTACATTACCATTATCAGTGATCTGTACATTTAGTTTATCGTTTGAAACAACAAACTCTAAGGTAAATCTTCCGTCAGATAGTTCAGCTAAGTACTCATTCGCTAGCTCTTCTAGCTCTCCAACTAAGTTCTCTATCTTATACGCCAGCAATCCGTTTGTGCTAAAGGATTTTTTGAGTACTTCTAAGTCGTTTTCTAGTTTTTGGTTGCCTGCTAGTTTACCGTCGTACTCTTCTTGCTGCTCCACAAATTCTGCTGTCTGCTCTTGTATTACTTGGATTCGTGTATTTCTACGCGTTCTCTGCTCGTTCTCAACATAGTTTGCTGCTTTCTGTCTTTTATTCTCAGCTACCATACGTTCACAGTGTTGTAAGCTTGCATCAATCTCGGCTTCTTCAAGGACGTAGTCAGGAAGTTTAGGATCATATAAACGAAATAACTCTTCCCAGTTTTTTATTGTTTTCTGCTTAACTTCAAACAAAGCGTTATCCGATTTAATTTTCTGAATTAGAGGACGAATCTTTAACGCTTGAGCGTGGGCCGCGTCACGATTTGCAATCTCTACTTCGATAACCGCTTTCTCTGCAGAAACATCAATAGGTTGCTTACAAGTAGGACACTCATCAGAAATTTGTTCTAATTTATCCAAAGTTCGTTGAGCACCCGTAGCGACTGCTTGCAAAGAACCTAACTCCTCTTGTAATTCATCATAAGAACTCCACGTAGCTGTACTAGAAGACACTGCGCCAATATCTATCTTATCTAGCAGTTCTTTATATTGGATGTTCTCTCGAATTTTTTTATTTGTTTCGGACATTTTTAGTTTCTGTATCGTCCAGTAACGCAAACCTTCTTCAGCTTCAGGCGAATCAATTTGTAAATCCAACATAGGTAGTATATTGGTATCACTCAATTTATTTGTTTCTAACCACTTTTCTACTGTTGCAAGTTTCCCTGCTATGGTAGAAGACGTACTAGATACTTCTTTTGAAGCACTTTTAAATACTTCAAATAGTTCAACGTACTTTTCTAAGTGTAGTAAATCAATAAGAAACTTCTTACGGTTTGCATCTGTAGCAGTCAAAAACTGTAAACTAGCATTTGTATTCTGGTATACTAACTGCGAAAAGGTTTTAAAGTCAACTCCAAGAATTTCCTGCAAACTCTTATATGTATTCGTAGCCGTATGGCTAGATATATCAGTACCATTCTTTTCGAGTTTTACTTTAATATTTGTTTTTCTATTAACTATGATTTGATAGTTGTCGTCATCTTTCTTGAACGACAAAGATATGCTATAACCGTCATTTACATAACGATTAGGAATGTCTGCTTTCTTAATGCCTTTAGAGTTTTTATTATAAAGAACTTCCTCAATAATTAACGGTATGGAAGACTTTCCCATACCGTTAGTGCCAAGGATCTGTGTGACAGTATTATCGTCTAAACGTAACTCATTACCCGCACCATAGCTAAAGCAGTTATCCCATTTCAATGTTTGTAGTGTAATCATTGTATGTTCCTATGATGTCTGGTATTTTATCAGGGTGTATTTCTAGTATGTAAGTTAGGTACTCTACTAGCTCTTCTTGTATACTCATCTCTTTATCCATAATGAGAGATGCTTCTGACTTTCGTTTTACTACTTTTTTATCTAACAACTCGGAGTTCTTTACTCCTGCTAAATCTTGCATGTCCCCTTCTACTTCATAGATCGTATGATCAAAGTCAGTAGCAAGCATTTCTTCACTACTTGTTACTGTTTTACGAATTAGTTGAGGTAAGTTAAACGGTTCCCAGAACCAACTCCAGTCTTCTTCATTGATAAATAAGTATCCTGTTTTTACTTTGCTTCTATGAAAAGAAGTAGTCATAGGGCTGCCTGGGTATACAATATTTCTTTGTGTATTACTATGAGCATGTAAGTCTCCTGCGAATACAACAGGGAAGTCTTCAAATAAGTCTAGATCAACTTCCGGTTTAACGTGTGGCGGTATCTCCCCTCTGACATGAGTGAATAAAGGCTGACTCGTATCAAAATGATCTATACTGCCCTTACGATGTAAATCCGCATAGGGCAGTATACCGAAACCTAAATCATTGTCTACATAAGACACATCTACTATCTGAATAAGAGGATTAATATCCCTACTAACTTGCTTTAGCTGAGTAAAGAAAGTCTTATTCTTTTTAGTAGCTTCATGGTTTCCATCATAAATAATAGTTGGAATCTTTACTCCACGAATAAACCTGAAGTAAAGCTCTAACTCTTCCATATTCGGAAGACGATCAAAGAGATCGCCTCCGATTATGTGCATATTACATTCTTTTTCTAGTTCGTAAACTTGGTCAAAGAACATTTGATAACGGTTTGTAGCCCACTTTACTGGGACATTTTTCTGTCCCAGCTTGATGTGCCAGTCTGCCGTAAATAGGATCATCCTACGTTGAACTCCTCATCAAGAGCTTCATCATCAGTCTCATTACCGTGGTTACGGACTCGATCAAGTAACTCTTTCTGTGCATCTGGAGTAGGACGAGACATAACATCATCCATAGACTTAAGGTCGGCAATAGCCGCTAACTCAGCCGCATCTAGGGCACGAGGCTTGCACTTGAGTGCTTGTAGTTGGTACTCAACATTGTAAGGAAGTGGGCCAGTTTTTACTCGCTTGAAACAAATGTCCCAGCCAGTATTATGGTCAGTAGGATCGCCTAAATCTTCTGCGGCAGTAATAATTTGCTCCCACAGCTTCTTCTTTAAGTTTACTACTTTGACTTCGCCATCTTGAATACACTGAGTAGCGTAGCTCCAACCACATTTAAGGTCAGGGTAATACTCTCTAACCCAGTCTTTGTCTTGATTATTAAATCTTTCAGAGTTTCTATCAAAAGATAGGCACTCCATAGGAATGTTTTTGTCGTTCTCACCTTTAATCCAGTAGACATAACGTGCAAGAATGTCGCCAACTACGCGCATCTTGTTGTCTCCGTCTTTATACTGATAGGTTGAGATTGAGGATTTTTGGGCTCCGCCCGTTTGCTTATTAAATGATAGTGCCATTAGTGTATAGTCTCCAGTGTGACTTCTTCATAGATGAACGTTATTTCGTCCGGTAGTACTATGAGTAGCCTATTATCGTTGATTTCATCTAAGCCCACAGGACAATGTAGTGGGTCTAGCGTAGTTTTGTACGATGCGAGATATTCCGCAGTACTGCGTAATGCAGCAAGGGCGTAATATATGCAAAGTTCTTTTTGTGTATACTTATAAGAATGGTAAAGAAGCATCTCTCCATGAAGAAGAAAGCTGTCGCCAGAAAAATCTTTATTAGAATGTTTATAGATACTGTCGTATTTGTTTCTAGGGATCTGTTGTTTTATTAACATTTCCATAACCAAATTACACTCAGCAATATTGCCGTGTGTCGTATCAAAAACCTTTTTCCAATCAAATAAGAGCACTATTATACTTCCTTTTAACGTTTTTGTCAAGAATTATTTTTTTCAAAGTCAAAATAATTTCTATTTATGGGTAACGAACTTGTATTTTCCTGTAGAGGCACCGATATAGAAACTCTTGCGGTCTCCGGAACAGCTTTATGAAACATACCTGAAGGAATATACAATAAGTCTCCTGGGTGTAAAATTGTATCAATAATCGTATTAAATTTGCTAGCTTCTTTATCTGTCATGGTAAGTCTACTAGTAAACTTTTTTCTTCCTTCTACTGTTTCGCTTCTTGCGAATACATCATATACTTTCCAGTGTACACTACCTATTGCATGTACTAGAAAGTTATCATCTTGATCTGCATGGCTTTCAAAAGAGACTGCATTTTTCTTTGGCGAGCAATAAAAATGTGCATCAGCAGCACTATTCTTAAACTCTTGTTCTAAACAGGCAGATATAGCAGACATATTAGGACTCATCATAGAAGCTTTTGTAAGAATCATACTACCACCTTCTAGCCAGATATCTTTAACCATGTCTTTATCGTACCAGTCTTTAGCTGTCCAGGCAGGGATAGGCTTAGTGTGTAAATTATTTCTCTCTTTACATAACTTAGTACCGTCCGGTTTAATCATCTGCAGACCAGAACTAGCTCTATCATTTGCTACATACTTAGAAATATCTGACCAAGTTGTAATGTTACTAAAGAAATGTTCTTTAAAGTTATTTTTTCTAATAACTATAGGTTTTTTGTTTTTAACAGTGCTTCTAAATGCTTCTATAGTCATAGGAGCAATTAAATCTTCGAATTTAAAGTTTGGTCTTATCATAAGTATTTCATCTCCCAGCCTTGTTTCATGTAGAAGCCTACACGGTTTGAGGCTTGCTTTCGCGCTGTGTTTCCTTTTAAGTGTATGTCTATAATAACCGGGTCAATCTTACCTTCTTTTTTACGAATCACACGTCCACATAGCTGTGTCAATAAAGGCTCATTGTTTATAGGTGTTGCCAGTATAAGACAACTAAGGGTATCTACTGATATACCTTCTGAGAAAATTGCTTGAGTCCCATATAATACGTTTTTGTCTCCGTAGAGTATCTCATCTACTAGCTTTTCTCTGTCTTCGTGTGGTACGTCTCCTGTTACACAAACTGATTTGTCTCCTGTAAGCTCAGAGCACGCCTTCAAAAAACTTACTCTATCACTTACTACTAGAACCTTATGACCTCTAGCGGCATAAGCAGCGGCTAACATTGCTACTGTGTGCCTATACTCTTCATCGTTAGCTAGCTTAGTCACTCTGTTAGCCCAAGGTATTTTAGCCCCATCCATAAAACGAATCTCAGATGCAACCAGATGTACCTTAGGGGTCATATAGTTTTCTTTTGGTGGCTTGAAAAGAGTATTACCAAAGTAATCTCTGAACACAACGTGTTTACCATCCTTTCTTTCTATAGTTCCTGATAAACCTATCTTATATCTACAGTAATTTGTATCTAGTATCTTACTGAAGGTCGGACTGCTAACATGGTGCATCTCGTCTAGTATGACTGTCCCAAACTCTTTACGAATCTTGTCTACGTTTCGGTACAAAGTCTGCGTATTCCCAATTACGATAGGAGCATCAAGTTCAAATCTTCCACTGCCTATGATGCCAGCTTTAAATCCAAAGACTTTCTCTACTTCTTTTGCCCATTGATTACGCAGAGGGACAGTATGGACAACAACAAGTGTTTTCTGACCGAGTTTACCTGCTATGGCTAAACCTGTAAAAGTCTTGCCCCAACTGACCCATGCGTTAATTATGGCATTGTCTTCGATCTCGTCATGTACCTTTTGCTGGCTCTGTCGTAGTTCAAACTTAAACGGTGGAAAGTCTATAGGCTTGTGTACCCGCTTATCAATTATTTCGTAATTGGATGGTATCAAGTCCATACGTCCGATAGGTAGTGACACTAACCCTTTACGAATAATTCCCATATTCTTAATCACCTCTGGGGGATCAAGAGGATTGTGCGTAGGAATAGTATAAGTGAGTTCTTTGTCGATTCTCTCCTGTACTTCTTCTGTACAATCCATGTATATTCTGTGACTAATTACCGCTTTCATTTTTTAGACTCCAAAGGTATATGCCTTTATCCTGTTGTAGCATCTTGTAGTTATACGAATGTTGCATAGTTAAATCTGGTATATCTACGTCTGTGCTTATAATAGTTTTGATCATTTCGTACACATGGCCCCAATCAAGACTGGGTAGAGTGCTGTCCATGAGACCTAGGTTTAGCGTGGTAACTCTGCATTGCTTGCCTACGCAGTTGTAAGTTATATTGTTTGCATAATGATTCAATGCCGCTTTCTGTGCCGCATACATATACCCACAAGAAATATTAGG